TGGATTGCAATAAACGTTTTATCGACTTGGCGGTCTCGGGATAATCATCAAACGTAAATTCTTTGTCGGGGTTAAAGCTGTGCAAGCTCCCCCCGATGGCTGCAGCCTCTTTCGCTGCCGTGTCAAATACTTTTTCGATGCGTCGCTTGAGCTGCTCGAGGTTCCGATTGTGTCGGGCGTTAAATTGCTTCTCGTTCATGCTGTGTCGGTGGTGGTGGGGTCGTCTATTCTGTTAGGCTCAAATCTTCGAGGCGGTTCTCTTCGTTAATTAGTTCGATGGTGCGGTCGACGTCCTCGCTACGCCCATAATACTCTATACTTTCACGCTGCGACATGATTGGTTTTTGTCCATTCGCTGCCAGCAGCGTCTCGACCTCTTCCTTGCGGTCGCTGATGCGGTATGGGGTTATTATGTTAGTAACCTGCAAAGCGTCTATATCGGCGGCGTATGCGTTCCCAAGCATGATTTTTAGATATGCTTTTACGACGTTAATCTCGCGGTCAAACGCCTCCAATAATCGCCCACTCTCGTCTACGACCTTGAGTTCTGCGTCGATAAACATTTGCTTGCGCGATTCGCCGCTAAGGGCTTGCTGACTCATTTTCTCATAGCTCCAGTCGGGGAGCTGCAATTGCGTGAAGAACAAATTGCGTAAGGTCTCAACGTGGTACTTTAGAGCCTCGGTGGATTGCTGCCAAGTAACGTAACCTGCTGATGAACCTTTGGGATATTGCATCACCGACTTAAACTCTTTGTTCTCGGAGCCCTCGTCGCCGTAATTAATAACCTCGTCTGCAAAAACGATAAATCGGGGCTTGCTATTCTCGCGGATGTAATTACCCTGTCTTGATAGGCTCCACTCTATCTCAAAGATATTGCGACTTGTGTCTTCCCAAATTGGGGTTGGGCGGTAACAATAAACGCCAGGTATCTTTAGGAGGCTGATGGACTCGTCCTCAACCACCTCCCATTCGCCCGATTGTGTCGACCACTTGATGTGTCGGTCTTCGCTGTATGTGTCGAAAAATTCGACCGTCTCCTTGCCGACCTTGCGTGTGTAGCCTATCGACATTGCTATCATATCGCCATACTCATCGAAATAGGGATAAAGGTCGTCACCGAGCATGGGGCTAAAATTCCTACAACGTAATTTAATCGGGCTGTCAAAACCGTAAACGTTAGTCGGGGTATCTGTCGCGTACCAAAGTGTAAAAAATTCGCAGGAGCCAAACAATTGGGTTAACCTCTCCGTGTTAACGCTATTAATTCGATTGCGTTGCATGATGGCCTCGAGGTATGTGGCCACCTCTTTCTGCTTGTCGTTCTTCGGCTTGTAAACGCGTTTAATCGGGATGCCGTTAATAAGCTCGCTCATGCGTTTGGTGGCCAATCGCTGAAAGTCTAAGATAATACGTGTTACCTTGGTGACTCCGTCCTTGGTGACCAAATCGGGATATATTCCTTTGTTCATAACAGGATGGAGTTGGGGGTTGTACTCTTTAACGAGGCCAAATTCGCCTTGCCAAAGTGGGACGTTAATCGTCTTCTCTTTTAGTATCGCGATTTTGCTCTTTTCGTCGCGACTCAAATCGTTAATAATTGCGTCGATGCTTGCCATTTTTTCGGGTGGGTATTAGTTGAATTAAATTAGCTGCTGTAAGCGTGCGAGGTCGACCTTGTTGGCCTTGCCTCCCATGACCTCGCTCATTATGACGTAACGGATGGCGTCGATGGCGTGGTTATATATATCAATCGGCTCATTCCGCCAGTGGCCGTCTTTGTCTTGTCGATATGTATAGTTTTTAAACTCTTTTAAAACGTTCGTGCTGCGCCGTGTGACCTTAATCGTATATTCTTGCATCTTATTGATGCCTGCGATAATACTCCCTGCGTACTTTTTTACTGGGTGAATATCGAGTCCAGCGCGATATATCTCCTGAATTAATCGGGGGTCGGCGCTCTCGGATATTATACGGCGGTGTAATAGTTCGCTCTCTTTGAGGGTGCGGATTATATCTGTCGTTAACATCTCGGTATTATACGCGATTTCATCAATAAAAATCACGTCTTGGTAAATGCCAATCTGGACTATCGCTGTCGGGTCGTTGCTATATCCAAAGTCAACGCCGCCGTAACGATGGCGAACGTAAGGCGGTATTGCCTCAACCGTCTCGACGTTGGTAAATATCAGCCCCTCGACCTGTGCTTGCTGACCGAGACCGTATATCTGCCAGAGCGATGGGTTCTTCTCGCGGAGGCTCTCTATCTCGTCGACGATGGTCTGCTCCAAGAAAGGGTTATCGCGGTATGTGCTGACAAAGTGATATGTTTTTGGCTCACCGTTAACGTAATTTATCCAGTGTTCGTCGCTAAAGCTCGGGTTGTAGTCGATGATGCTCAGGCTCGTTGTACGGAGTTTTAATTGCTGCCACTCTGCGTAGCCCAATTCGTTTGCTTCATTAACAAAAAGAACGTCTCGCTTTCGGCCTCTGAGCTTCTGCTCGCTGTCGGCTGAAAAAAATTCTATCCAACTACCATTGTCGAGGTGATATGTTAGTTCGGTCTTATTCATGCGCTTGGCGTCATATAGCTCCATGCGCCTCATTATCTCGATAAAATCAACGTAAACCGAGCCTTTCAACGCAGGCAAAGTCGCGCGGACGATGCTCAGGCGTGTTCCTGGTTTCTGCAAACAAAAAACAATTAGCCAAATTAGCGTATTATATGTTTTCGACGAACGTGCCGACCCTTGCAGGGATATTGTCGTAAACCCTGCCTTGACTGCGCCCTCTATCTCGCTAAATATCTTCGTCGTCTGTATCTTCATCGTGTCGGCTCGTGCGCGTAATGTGATGCAACAATAATTACTAATTGGTGGTATCTGGGAGGGGTGTCAGTCGTCGTATTGTGGCGCTTGCTCCTCCTCTTGGTCGTCTGTCGTGTCGCTGTCGGCCACTTGGTCGCGTCGGTCGATTATCTCAACCATCAGACCCGCCGCTCCGTCTTTGCCTGATACTTCTATCTTCTGGGTCGTGGCTCCGTATTGCCTTTCACGGAGTTTGTCGATGGTCGTCGTGCGACCGTTTTTCATATCGAACAAAATTCCCATAATTAGCCCCTTGGGGTACGTCGGGCAATCTTCCCATTTCGCCAACGCTTGGAGCTCGTTGGGGGTCATAATTAAAAGCATCTGTTCCCAAGCGTCGACCTCTCCGCCTGATAACTTGTATAACTTGCGGAGTCGGCTCTTGCCAAATATCTTTGCGACCATTTCGGGGACGCGGTTCTTGGGTCGGCCCTTGGGGTTTCCGCTCTCCCCTGGCTTCCATGGCGCTCTTAAATTCTCGGGGTTGGCCATATTCGGTGTTACTTTGTTTTCGTTTCGGTGTTATCTGCCTGATTGGTGTCTATATTGCCTATATATTGCGCTTTAGCGGTGGTAAACTCTTCCCACCGTCTGATGATAACGTCGCAATATTCGGGCGCAAACTCAATAATTCGGCATTGTCTGCTTAATTGCTCGCACGCTATTAGGGTCGTTCCGCTGCCTCCGAAGATATCTAAAACGATGTCTTTTGCTCGGCTGCTATTGCGTACCTGCTGCCCTATTAGGGGGACGGGCTTCATTGTTGGATGGTCGGCGGAGCGTAACGGCTTGGCTTCATCGATAACGGTCGTCGGGGTCTCCCTGATGATGGTTTGGAGCGCCTCCTTGAGTTCGTCCTTGCTCATCTCGTCGATGCGCTGACGAACCTCGTCGACTACGGTGGTAAGGTCGCGGCGGTTGATGAAATAGTGGGCGGCGCCCTCTTTCCACCCATAGATGCACGGCTCGTGCTTCCACTGGTAGTCTTGGCGACCTAAAACCAATTGGTTTTTATTCCAAATTATGATTTGCTTCATCGGCCAATTGGTGGCGGCCATTGCGTCAAGAAAGGCACGCCGATTGGAATCGGCGTGCCAAATGTAGAACGCGCCCCCGACTCGCAGGTGTGCGTTGGCGTTGGCAAACGCCGCCGAAAGAAAGGCGACAAAGCTCGCGTCGCTCATCTTGTCGTTTTCGATTTTGAGGGCGTCTTTTGTCTTGCCCTCATAATCGACGTTATAAGGTGGGTCGGTAACAATTAAATCGGCCTCCTCGTCTTGCATCAGTGCGTCAATATATCGGGCCTTGGTTGAGTCGCCGCAAATTAGGCGATGTTCCCCAAGCTGCCAAATGTCGCCGAGTTTCGTCGTCGGGGTCTTTGGTTTCAACGCCTCAACGTCGCAGTTATCGTCCTTTGCCTCCTCCTCCGTTTCGGGGTCGGGGGTGTCGGGGATGTCGATATTCATTTCTGCGAGCGTCTCCTCGCTCCATTGGTTGGCCAACTTGTCAAAATCCCAACGGCCAAAGTTAGCGTTATCGAGCAATATCCACCGGTTGAGCGTCTCTGCGTCGGTGTCGTCTGGTAGTGGCTTGCATGGCGCTTTCTCCCACCCCAAGTCAATCATTGCGCGGAGCCTCATGTTGCCGCCGATGGCCACCCAGCGGCCCTGGTATTGGTAAACCTTAAGCTCGCAAACGGCGGTATAACGCGCGTCTCGCTGTAACGACCGCTTTAGCTTCTTAAATTCCATCACTGTCATCTCGCGCGGATTTTCTTTTACGCCTGGTATCTGGCCGACGTTATTGTCAATCTGGGCGAGCGGTATCTGAATACTCTGTATTATATCAATCTGGGGCTGCTGTGTGGCCATGATGCTAACTTAGATTTAAATTAAAAATTAAAACGGCGAGTTTGGGTCGGGCTCGGCGAGCTGGGTGCGCCATTTCCGCATCGCTGCCTTTGTCTTTCGGCCTGCTTGTAAAATTTCTTGCTGCTCTTCCGAGGGCGAGCCTGTCTCTGCTGATGTTAAATAAACTCCTGCCATAGTTGCTATTATTGTAGGTTAAACTGCATTGTGGTCATGTCTCTCCACTGCGTCTTGCGCGGTGCCGTCTTGCGGATGGTGGCGAACCGCTCCAAAATCGGGTTAAAAACGCGGTCGTAAAAATCGCAAAGCTCGCTATTATATTCGATGGTGAACTGCTCGCAGTTGCCTGAGCTTCGCAGGTTGGCGCTGCCTTGCATCACTAACCGCTTGCCTCCGAGTGTCGTAAAGTGGACGGTCTTTGTATGCACAAACGCGACGGCCAATTGGAAACGGTTATCGATGTCGAGCATCTTGTACATATAGGGGATTAGGTTCCTGCTTTCATGGCTATAAAAATAGTCTGAAACTATGATGTTAAGCTCGTCAATGTAACCGTGTTCCATTAGGTTGTTAAGGCTGTCGATGTTCTCTTGGCTGAGGCTCAAAGTCGTTATAGTCATGCTGACGGCCTTGCATTGGTTATAAATTAAAAACGCCTCGATAAAGTCACCGAAAATAAAACTACCTGACACTATCGCGTCGTATCGGTCGCCCTCCTTGGCGATGCGTATCTCTCGGGCCATGTCTTGGGCGTTCTCAAACATAACTTGGTCAACTCGCATGGGGACGAGCCTCGGCTTAATATAGCGGTTCTCGGTGTCGGCCACCTCGTCGGCCATAAAGTCGAACAATTCGGCGTCGAACTCGCCCAGGTCGATGCCCCCAACGTCGGGGATGTCGATGGTGTCGTCTATCTGCTGCGGTGTTGATTGCTTCATCTTCTTTTTTCCTTAATTCGCAAATATAACAAAAGTGCCTATTATATAGACACTTTTGCCGTGAAAAAAATTATTAAAACTCTGATTCCTGCATTGGTGCCTTAAATCATGTAGCATAAAAATTCTCCGTCGGGGACAATTGCCTTTTCAATTTTCGAGGCGACCTCGTCGTAGACGCATGCTTTGCCGTAATCGTATTCGCTTTCGTTGCCGTTTGCCGACCTCCTAAAAGGGGCCATACTCTCATATAGGTAGGAGATTAAATTCCTGAGTGTTTTGGGGTCAGCTGCGTTTAAAAATTCGTCGAGCTTCTCTTCTCTGATTCTAATGGGTGTCATGATTGTTTTGTTTTAAGGGGTTAATTTCTATACCTCTAAGTTAGCTATTTTAATTGTAATTACAAAAATTATTTCGATTTATTTTGCTGATATAGAGTTAATTAGTGTTAACCCCCTGATGGCACCGTCGGGGTCGGTGGCCTATAACCTTATAGGGAGCCCTGCCTCAACCCAGGCCAATAATAGGGCGTCGCGCTCCTCCTGATTACTCCGTCGGCGTGGCATTCCGCCCGATATTACCCAGGAGACGACGGTCTCTAACTCCTCGTGGGTTATCTTTCTATCTTTTCCCCTCCAACACTTTCTTAATGGTGCGACCTCGGCGTATGGGATTTTATAGTGCGCCAAAAATGCGCAAATGTCGAGCCCGACCTGATGGTTCCGCCCTGCCTGTCGGCCTTTCGCTGCTGCTGTCAAATTGTTGTCGCGCGTTACCAGGTGCCAATTCGTTTTATTTATCCACCCAGCCTCGACGTAAACCTTTAATGGCGTGTCGGTGGCCGTCGCTCGGTGATGCAACTCTAATATAAAGTCTATTAATTCGGGGATGGGGAGGTGCGTGTAGTCAATTGTCGGGGGCTTATATGTGCAGTCGATAATTGCTAAACCGCTTGCCTCAACGTCTGGGTCTATTGCTATAATTATTCTATCGGTCATGTGATGCTTTTATTTTTTTTGTGTGCCGTATAGGTTTAAAAAACTTTTGTAGTCGGTGGCGATGCGCTGCAATCGCGGATAGTGGAGGAGCATTTCCCCGAGTGGGGTTATGCCTTGCACATCTCCCTCGGTGATGGTATGCTCTACCAGTATGAACGCACCGACTGCATCGTTGTAGGCTATCTCGACGGCGAGTTGGGGCAATTCGGGGATGGCTATGATGTCGCCCTCGTAAAGCTCTTGGCCGTTGATGTCTTTAAGGCCTGTGTATTGGCCGACGGTGTCGGGGTCGACCAATACCTTTGGCCACTCGTCGTTAACGTTTTCGATGTCGGCAATGGCGGCGGCTTTGTGGTCGCTGGCTAAAATCAGCGAGCCATATATCCATCGGCCATCAACAACGCGACGGCCTCTAAATTTGATTGTTCTTTTCATGTCTGTAAAAATTAGCTGTCTAAGTGTTCTCTGAGTTCTTCGGCCAAAAGTTGGTTTAACGACTCATCGTCGTCGTCGAAAACCTTGATGACGCAGGTTATTAGAGTACCGTCGATGACACATTCTTTGGTGACGGCTAACTTGCCGTCGTACTTGTGGCCGTCGTTTTCAATGCGTCTGATTCGGTAGCTCGGTTCGCAATTATTCAGAGCGCTGCGGTAAATCGCTGCTTTCCAACTTTCTTGTCGCGCTTTCGCAGCTTCTTGCGCGGCCGTTTTCGTTGTTGCTTCACCGCTGCCCATCTTGACGA